AATCTCAAAAGATGCTGCCAATCATTAACCAAATGAAGAACGCTGATTTGGTTCGTCAACAAGCCATTAATGCTTCTAACACCCAAAACTATAGGGCGATGGGTACTGTTGCTACTGCTGGCAAACTTGCACTTGGTGCTCAAGAACAAGCCGGTGCCAATCTTCGTACTGCAATGACTGCTAATCCTTATGCGAATAGCACCATGCAGGCTCCTTCCATTAGCTACTGAGTAAGATGACACGTATTTCTGCTTATGCTTCTCCTTTGATAGGTCAAACTGTTGGCGGAGATATTGACCCTGACATTTTGGCGCGTGCTTCCTTAATTCAACAAGGACAGCAAAACGGACTGCTTCCAGAAACGGGAAACCCAGAAGGCCCTATTTCTATTCAAGTCCAACCTTTTCAGGACTATCTAAATAGCACTAAATTAGATAATGGCACAGAGCCTGTACCTTCTGGTAGCGATCTTCCAGCTACTCCTGAAAGCCCTAAGCCGATGGACTTCTTTGATAAGTTCATGAAGTATCAACAAGATGCAAAGATGTATGAAAATAGCCCGGAAGTAATGAAGGCAAAAACTGATGAAGCCTTAAGGTTAATGAATGCAATTGGTGATCGCCAACAGAAGTACGGTTTGCAATCACAATTAGTCGGCTTTGCTTTAAACAAACTGCCAGACATGATGTCTGCCGGTGCACGTAATCGTAATTACTACTTAGACCAACTGGTAAGCAAAGGACCAGCAATTAGTCAAGCAGCTTCAAGTATGTATACAGGAGCAGGTACTGGTAATTACTTTGGCAGAGGAGTCTAGTAGCTGTAAAATATTAAGATGGCAGGCCTTAATTCCGCGCCCTCGTCTGTTGCCACTTCTTTTTTAAATCAGACTGCTGGAACCAATACTTCTCAGTTTTGGAACCCCAGCAATATGGCAAACACCTGGGGAATCCAAAACCCAACACCTACAACACAAACAGGAGGCAATATGGTATTTCCATGGGCAGCTGCAGCAACCGTAGCAGCTCCAATCATTGGAGGGTTGTTTCAGAACAATGCGGAGGGTCAACGCCGAGAAGCTGGTAAAGAAGCTATTGGCTTACAGTCTGCTATGCAGCAAGACATGGCATTGGCTGGTTTTGGTGCACAGGAATTAACAAGAGATAATGATTACCAAAGGCAATACAGAGGCATGATTGATTTGCTCGGCTTAAAAAATAGTCCGGGTTATATCGCTGACATGGGGAGACAAGCAGGCTTTGCTGGTTCTCTTGCTGGCCAATCACCGGCAACATTAGCTAGAGCAAATGCAATGTTTGGAGGTTTCGCATGATTTTCGGATTAGGCAGTTTATTTGGTGGTGGCAAATCTGCCCAAGCGCCTAAACAATTAGGTTATGAACCTAATGCGGCCACAGAGTATTTGATGGACTACCTTCAAGACGGTAGTAAATTTTCATCAGCAAACGAAGAATTTCGTGATAGTTTAACTAGTACCTTGGGTCAAGATGTAGGACGAAATGTCGTACAAACCACATTTGCTCCGATGATGAGCAGGTTTGGCAACGAAGGAGAAATTGATTCTCTTTACAATGCTGCTCGCCTTGCAGGTGCAGCTGATAATCCTAATGAATTACGGAACTTTACTTCGCAATATCTTGCGATGACACCTGCTGGTCAAGAGCAAGACATGACTCCTTACTACAATAATCAGTCTTACCTTGGACCAACAATTAGAAGGGAAGATGGAACTTATGGGGGACAGGATGTTTTCTTAGGTGATGAAGAAAAATATGCAGCAGCCGATGCAACCATGAATGCTGCCAATAAGGTAGCTTCAAATTACCTTGCTAAACTAGGTGCTAAAGGAGGCTTCTCATAATGACAAAAGTAGGAAAGAGAAAGTATTTAGACTGGGCAGGTGATCGCGAATGTGGTACAGAAGCTAGAGCACTTGAGGTAGCACAACAGATTGGCATTACAAATGTAAATAGCCAGAATGATGCTAACCAAATGAATGCGGAGTGTAGGAAGCAAAATAATGCCTCTGCACCTTCTCCTTCTCCTTCTCCTTCGCCAGAGCCTCTTGTAGAATCAGGCCCTACCTTTGTTGGTAGTAATGCAGATGGACAAGGCTTGACTGCCGCTGAGTTTGATCTGTACTCCCAACAAACAATGTTTGGGCTGCAGTCTGCACAGCAGTCGCAGGTCCAAGATTCTATTAATTCCACTTCGTTGGCAATTCAGAATCTTCAAAACGAAGCTAGTGCTTATGCGCAAGATTCAGAATCAGCACGTAATGTTTATAGCGAAGACGCTTCCAGCTGGCGCACACAATATTCTGTTGATGCACAAGAACGATGGAATAAGTTTGATTCATCGATGGACTATAAGGCTACAACTGATGCTCAAAAAATCAAAGGAGAATATGATGTTAGCCTTCGTAAAATTATGAATGCAGGTAATGAATCTGTAGCTAAAATTCAAGGTGAATACTCTACAGCTAATACTCGTTTATCAGGTGAATATAGCTTAGCAGGCGAAAAAGTTCGTGGTGCTGCTTCTCGTGATGTAGCTCAACGCAACAAAGAAGCATCTATGTTCGGTAGCTTTCTTGGTGGTTTTTGGTCTTGATTTAAGATGTAGTGTCAGTAGTATAATTAATGTAGTTAATTCGTTTATACAATGGCTAACGATCCAGGTGATTCCGGCTCCAATAATCAGGATGCAGCGGTTGACCTTACTACCTTCCAACAGCTTTTAGACAAGCTAGAAGGATCCAAGAAGCGTCAGCAGCGCCAGAAATCCGTAGAAGGTCGTCGTGACATCTACAGCCAAGGTCTTGCCTCAATGATGGGCAACTTCTAAAGAGTTGATCCATGGTTGTAGGAGCACCTGACCCCAAACAAGGACAAGTAGGAATGACATCATCTACGCCTCAAAACGTTGACGATACTTATGCAGACGACGATTGGTTTGATCTAGACCAATACAAGAAAGCTGCACAAGTCGCTTACGATTTTTCCATTGGAAAGATGGAAAAGGGCGGTGAAGAAGAACGTGAAACCATTGGGAAAGGAGCTTTTGAACAACGCAAGTCAGCCGATCAGCAGCAAGAGTTCAGCGAAAAAGACGAAGCCAGGGATTACCGCCAGGCGCAAAAGGGATATCGATTCTGATATCAACGTCAAAGTTTTTGAACATTGGCTAGATAATTTAGATAGTGCATCGAGAGAGTCTTTTTCTGCTTTTGCAGAAGAGACTTTTTCTCCTATCCAGGTTTATCTATACGCCAAATTCCTGGGGTATGAAAGCAGCATTATTGCTGTGGATCATTGGGTAGCAGTTGCCTATCCAAAGCCTGATCATTATCGAGTGCTGTTGCATGAGATTAATGAGATGCAAGAAGACATCCGTAAACTCAGGGAAGACATTGAGAATACTGCGGTCAAGCGTGATGCTGGTGTAGCACGTATTGCACAGATGCAGAAAGAGCTTAGAGGCACCATTGCTCAAGTTGATTCTTTTGTATCTTCTAAAGACAGAAAAGGTTTGTTGATGGCCGGAGCAGACCGTGCCTTGCGTGAGCTGGCCTCTGTGTTTAAAGATGACCCTATCGAAGGCCCCTTACAAGAAGCATCAATGTCTGTATGGGCTAGAATTCAGTTTGAAGAATAGGTTTATTTAGTGGAAGAATCTGCTGGCCCATCTGTAGAATCTTCGTTCACGCATAAGTCGATGAACAATATTTTGCAGGCCTTAGATCGTAACCGCCGAGTCAGTCCTGGCTTCAATAACTTCCGCCCAGTGGATGAAACACCACAGGGAGGTAACCCATATCCCGATCAACCCTTAGCAGGGAAGTATATGTAATGGCTAAGAAAAAAATGCCTCCCCAGTTGGTGGAGTATTACAAAAAGAAAACAGGTGGTAAAGACGGAGATGAGGCTGAGAAATCAGCAGAGAAGGGATTGAAAGCTGCTAAGGCAGCTAAAAAGCATAAAGATTGTAACTGCAAAGACAAGTAAGTTACTATTTAGTAACTACTAGGTCTGCTTGTGCCTTCTCATCTTCACTTAGCTTATCGACGTAATGCAAAGGCTGCTGCAGCAAACCATCGCATACGCAAGACTGATCAAGAAGAACTGTACGAAAAAGCAAGAGAAGACTTTGGTTTCTTTTGTGAGTATGTTGCTGATAAAGCTCCAGCAGAACACCATAAGTATTGGAACCAGCAGTTGGTTACCAATGAAAGTAGTTCATGCCTAACAAAAATTGCTGGACCCAATATTGACCTATTGGGGCCGCGTGGATCAGCTAAAAGTACAGTCCTAGGTTTATACACTGCCTGGGCCATTGGTGTACATACCACAGCCAAGAAGCCTCTACAAATTCTTTACCTCAGTTATACCGTTGATATTGCAAGATCTAAATCAGCCACGATCAAACGGATCATTGAATCTAAAAGATATCAGAATGTATTCCCTACCGTTAAGCTGCTCAAAAACGTTACTAGCAACGAGTACTGGTCCATCGACCACAAGTTTGCTGGTATTGATACAACTGGTGAAGAACAGTTTACTTTATGCGCCGCTGGTCTTAAAGGATCGGTGACTTCAAAACGATCTCACCTTGTCATCATTGATGACCCTGTGAAATCTGCTGCAGATATTGGCAACCCAGACATCCGCAAGATGATGCAGGATAACTGGAATGCAGTGATTGCTCCCACGATGTTTGAAGGCGGCCGTGCGATATGCCTGGGGACACGATTCCGTCATGACGATATCCATGCGACAACGTTCTGCCCACAGAACAATTGGATGCAGATCGTCCTATCAGCGATCTTAAATAACGAGGAGACAGGCGAAGAAGAGTCATACTGGCCAGACATGTGGTCATTAGATTACCTAAAAGAAAAGAAAAGGCAAGCACCGATTGCGTTCTCTTTTCAGTACATGAATCAGATTGTCAGACAGAACGAACTGTCATTGGCACCTGAACTACTGGTTAAAGCAGAGATTGCGACAGAATTTGATTGTCTTGGTATTGGCGTTGACTTGTCTGCTGGAATCAAAGAGAAAAATGATTACACAGTAATGGTGTTAGGCGGGAAGATTGGTAACAAAATTCATATTATTGACTATAGAAGAATCCGTGTAATGGGTAATCTAGAGAAACTTGATGCAATGAAAGAGCTTCTTAATGACTGGTCAATCGTTGGCCGTCAAGATGACGGCTTGTATTTCCCCACTTTCTCTACATGTGATATCTGGTCTGAAGCAGTTCAGTATCAAGCATCACTAGAAGCAGATTTTAAACGAGTCTGCTTGGAACAAGAAGACTTATACAATCTTATTTGGCATCCAGTCAAAGGATTCCGTGCAGATAAACTTGCACGTTTCAGAGGTATAATGGGTATGTTTGAAGATCACAAAATCATCTTCAATCGTTACAGAAATTTTACTACGATGTTTGAAGAGCTAACTAATTTTGGTGTTAGTTCGCACGACGACTGTGTTGATGCATTGGTATGGCTTGTTAACGGTTTGATGAAACGAGGAAAACTGCAACTGGATTATTAATGGAGCATTTAGTAGCTGTTGTTATTGCAGGCATTACAGGCATCGGCTGGGGTACAGGAAAACTCTTTAGTAGACTTCGTACCCTAGAAGATCGCATTGATCGCTTACCAATCGAATACGTTTTGAAACAAGATTATATTCGTGAGATGCAACGCACAAATGATGAGTTTAGCGAAATCAATAATAAGCTTGATAAACTTGTGGAAAAGATCTTGTCCAAATGAGCTACTACGTAGAGCTTCTTGAAGATAACAATGGTGATTTGGTCATGCAAATCCCTGAAGAAGTAATGGAAACTTTCGGTTGGGAACCAGGCCAGCTTCTTACTTGGGATTTAAAAGGAGACGGGATTATCCTTCAAAGATTAAATGGGGAAGGAGGATTTGAACCCTTAGAATAATAAAAAGCTTTACTAGATATGATTGGTGGATTAGCAGGACGAGCACTTTCCACTCAAGGTGGCTTTATGGGAAATTCTGGCGGATTAGCTGGCCAGTATCCTTTAGGTCTTCTTGGTCAGATCGGCGGTATTAATGAGCAGTTATCCCCACAAGAAGGAGGTAATCCGTTCGGAATAGGCGGCTTGGTAGGACAGATGCTTCCTCCTATTGATCCTGCTTCTCATCGCAATCAGATGAGACAAAAGAAAATCTATGACAAAGGGCGTGGCACAGATAATCCAAACGAAGCAGATACTTTTCTTCGTAGGACTGGTGCTCAGCTTCCACCATTAGCCCAAGGTTTACCCAATGGAGAACAGGGACCATCACAAGGCCCTAATACTCCTGTAAGAAATTATCCAGGCATGGGTTACGGACCAGTTGGCCCAATGGGTGGCGGGTTGCCTCCTACACCAATGGCCAGTATGTATGGCGGTCCTCAGATGGGACAAGCTGGTGGCTTACTTGGCAATGCCAACTTCTTTAATGATCCAATGACAATCAAACGTGTAAGCTGATGGCACAAGACGATTCAAAATATACCAAGCCAGAAGTTCGTGAACGGATTAAAAACCGTGTTATGAAAGGAACCAAAGGCGGTAAAGCTGGTCAGTGGTCTGCACGTAAGGCACAACTCGTAGCTTCCGAGTACAAGAAAGCTGGTGGCGGGTACAAAGGTGGAGAAGGAAAGAAGCAAAAATCTTTAAAGAAATGGGGCAAGGAGGATTGGCAGACCAAAGATCAATATGAAAAAGGTAAAAAAGCAGCTTCTGCAGCTAAGAAATACAAGGAGAAAAAGTAATGCAGTTAGCAGGTAAGTATGCGGGGATGACACAGCCTTTGTTTTCTATACAAGATAGTCCTGAAGGTCACCCAGAGGATTACTTTATGCCGAGCGAAGGTATGTGGAGAAGTCAGCTACTTCCTCAAGACGTAACTATTGATCAAGCAATTATGGACGGTACTTGGTAATGGCCGATAAAGCAATTCAATCTGACGGTACAACCAAACGCTACCTTCCCAAGAAAGCATGGGCCTCCCTTTCCAAAGAAGAAAGGGAAGACACTGATCGCAAGAAACGAGCAGGATCCAGGGAAGGTAAACAATTCGTTGGGAACACAGAGAAGGCAAAGAAAGCTGGTAAAGCTGCTAGGATGTATAAAAGTAAGGCTGGTAAATAATGGCCGGAACGAGCGCCCGTCTAAAAGAAATCGTTAACTCATACATCGAAAGAGATGGTAATGAGTACGTTGACACGGGTATTGTCGCAGGTCATATCGCTCAGATGAAACTCTTTGGCATTCGCCAAGGGGTTGAGTTTTTTCCTTCTCAGGATAACTTTGGTAATCAGAGAAAAGATTTTATCGATAAAGTAATTAAATACAACAAATTAGATACCAGGCTTGATTCAATATGGGATTACTTTCTTTGTGATGGAAAAGGGCTTTTCTACATCCGACCTACTAAAAATAATTATCGTCTCTATTATTTCCGTAGCCATGAGTATCGCTCTTATTACAACGTAGATGGTGAGCTAGAAGAAGTCGTAATCATCTACAGCTATAAAGTCAAGACTGGTAAAGGAGGAATATACCAAGACATTGGGTTGTCTGGAATGAGTGGTGCAACCGATCATGAGAACCCTGGACAGAAACGTTATATCCGCCTATCAATCAAACCTGATGTTATCGAAGAAACTCACTCAGAAGGTGAGATTTCATTTGACAATGTCAACATGATGACCCCTGGCAAAACCCAGAAATTTGCCAATGAGCTTTTATATATCCCTTGCGTTGAGATCTTCAACAACCCTAAGGGCTTCTCCATGGAGGGCAGTGGAGAATTTGATCAACTAGCTAATCACATCATTACGCATGATGAGTTAGTTCGCAACATGAAGAAGAACTTGCAGTTCTTTGGTAATCCTACGTTACTTTCTTCCCGTCCCAAGACGGATCTGATGGAACCAGGGGGGACAGGGGATGGATCAGCTCAACGTCCTTCTATTGCTGCCAACTCAGGGTTCAATAGTATGTCGCCAATGTCGCGATCTACCTTTAAACAGGATCCTATTCAACGTGGTGTTGATGGACAGCTTCGTGTTCCAAGGGTCATTGCAAACCTGGAACCTAATGACCGAGTTGGTTATATTGTTCCTGATGCAATTTCAGGTGACCAAAATGCATTTGTACGGCAATACAGAGAAGAGATTCGTACTGCACTTGGAGGTGTAGATGAACTTTCAATCTCCGCAGGTGTTACTGCTACCGAATATAAAAGTTTGTTTGGTCGTGTTGCGGCCACCAGTAAAAAGAAAGCGAATTCGATTTATACGCATGGGCTCTGCCGATGCATGGAATTAATCATCTTTCAAGAGGAACAACTCTTTAGAGATACCTTGGCAGCAGCCGCAAAATTTGAAAAGCCAGTGACTCCTCAACCAGGAGCTGGTCCAGAAGAAATGCAGTTTTATCGTGAGGCGATGGATGAATATGACCAACGAGTAAATCAACTTATGATGGCATGCGTTAAAGCACAAATGATTCCACCTGGTGTTAGGGGACTAATACCAGATGGAGACATCACAATGCTTTGGCGTTGGCTTGGGCCGGTCTACGAAGAATCGACTCAAGATATCCTGAACAATTCAATTGTTGTAAGAAACTTGCAAGAATTGGGTGTTGATAGCATAGAAGCACTGAAATATCTTTTCCCTTCAAAAACAGAAGAGGAAAGAGCGGAGATGCTTTCAGGATTTCCGTTCAGGATGGTCAACGAGTTACAAGGTGCTTACAACCAATTTTCTCGTTTGATTGGGGGAATGATGCAGACCCCTCATCCACAATCTCCAGATTTGCCTATGGCAGCTGACCCGAGATTGGACCTTACTCCATATCTGTATCGAACACTAGAAGCATTACAAAAGGAGATGAGTTATGCAGGACGCTTCCGTCCAATCGATCCCACAGATGAGCCAGCCATCCGTGGCCCCGAGCAGTTACGTGGCGGCAGCACCGGCAGCTCCGGTAGCGGCTCCTCAGGCAGCCCCGGCTCAGGTGGGAACGTACTTCCCCCAGGCGGTGCCCCAGGCGGCTCCAGCCTCGACTACCAGTTACCAATCAAACCCGTCAGCATTCGTCCCCCCTTCCCAGGGAATGGCGGATCAGGGGAACCCATGGGAATCGGCCTTCAACAAGGTGGTGAACCTACTGGGCAGTCCGGTGCAATCCCCGTTCCAGGGAGCACCATCACAGGCCCCGGTTCAGACTCCGGGTCAGTATACCCCGGCCAATTGGGGTCAAGCAACATCGACCCAACCCGACGCATCAACGAGCTGGGCTCAGCAGACCTCGCAAACAAGCCCGACCTCATACAGCAGCTCTTCCCAAACTTCATCGATCAACTCCTTAGCCGACGTGGCGGATCTCCTTCAGTGGAGTCCGGAGAGTCAGATGGTGGTGGCGAACTACGGGACGGAAGCGCCAGCGATTCTAAACCAGTACGCACTAAACCTGGAAGGAATGCTGGACAGCGCGGTCGCGTGGGGAAACGAGGCAAGTAATACCCTGATGGGTTATGCCAACTTCTCCGTGAACGAGCATCGCGAGAACCTGGCTTACAACGAAATTCTTACTAATCCTGACATCTTGTCAGATTACACCTTGAATTTCTTTGGTCCTCAAGGTCCATATCCTGTCTACGAATCTGAAGCAGAATTAGCTACCCCTGGTTATCCAACTCAGCAGGTATCTAATGAGCAAATGATTCCTGGCGCAAACTTCCCTGCACCTCCACAGGCTGCTGCTCCTCAAGCTCCCCAAGATTTCTGGGGTTCTTTCAAGCAACAGATGGATCAAGATCCTACGCAAGCATGGCGTGTGATCAACCAGGCTTCACCTCAAGTGATGGCTAACAAACTCTTCGTGATGGAGTGATCCAATGCGTAACGCTTTGAAATATGGTATTCCTGCTGCTGCCGGTCTCGGCGCTGCAGGTCTTGTTGCCAGTCAAGGCGGGAATCCTGTTGAAGCCGGTGGCGCTGCTGTTGCTGCTGGCTTAGGGGGTGCTGCTGGTTTAGTAGCCGCCCGTCAACTTGCTGGCAAATACAATCCGCAACTCATCCAACGAGTTAGCGGAGCACTTAACAGTGCCGGTAATGCAGTGGGCGATTATGCTCGCGAACTTCCGGACGACAGCATCGTTCGCAAGCGTGGTGCTGGCATGGCAGCTGATGCTGTTTCTGCAGTTGATAACCGTCTTATGGGTATTCCTGGTGAACGGTCTGGCGCAATGCCTTTCCCCACTCAAGGAGTACAACGTAATGTCGGCAAGGCTGCCGCTGCTGGTTTAGTTCCAGCTTCTGCTGCTACCGCTGCCCTTGGTGGTGTTGCCGCAGGACAAGCAGTTGGTGCTGTTGGCCAGATGATTGGTATTGATCCAGAACTACCTGGTTCCAGCAATACAGTCAATTCCCGATTAAACATGCAAGGTATGAACTACCTTCCGATGTATTGATTAGCACTTAAAATATTTAAGACTGCTAAACTTTTATTTAGATAGGGTGATTGTTTTGCCCGAATCTTTCGTTTGACAAACTTACTATCCGTATACGGAGGATAAACACAAGTGTTTTTAGATAACGACTTTCCTAAGATTTTAGGTGCGGAACTATACCGTCCGCATCCTGCTTATGTCTGTGAAATGGCTGTTGAGCCTGTGGTCGTCCACGACTTCACCTCTCAGCCTGGCCAGACCGTGCAGCTGGACCGCTATAAGTTCTGGGGAACTCCTGGTACTAAGGATTCACGCGAGCGCATTGCTGACCAGACCATTGGTACAGCTAACAGCCGTAACATCACGAAGGAGAAAGTCCTCGTGGTGCTTAAGGAATACACCGGCCCTGCGGACCCAGGTGATCCTACCCAGCCTTCAACCTTTAAGATTGCTCGTGAGACTCTGGTCACCGCGCAGCGTTTGCTGCTCGACACTGGCAACCTGAACATGTTCCACCAGTCCATCGGTAGCTTGACGCTGCTCGATGACTATCGTCGTTGGCGTGACCGCGTCTTCATTGACGAACTTGCAAAAGCAGAAGCACAAGGTCAAGCTTCTAGCACCCAAGGTGGTTACTACTTCGCTGGTGACAAGGTCAAGGATTCAACTGGCCGTATTTCTTATACAGCTGCTGAGTACACTGCACAAGTCCAACAGTTCTCTGTTCGTACCGACCTTCTCGAAGTTGTAAAAGATCTTCGTAAGCGTAACGTACCTACCTTTGCTGATGGTCTGTATCGCTGTATTTGCGATCCTACCTTCATGATGCACTTGCGTCGTGACGAAGACTTCCGTGAGATTGCTCGCTACGCAGGCAATCCTGGACAAGGCATGTACATGGCTAACCCCATGATGCCTAACAACTCCAGCTTCTACATGGGTCCACAGGCTGGCCAAGGTTACTTCCTGGCTGGTGAACCTGTGATGCCTACTGGCGTTCAGTTTGAAGGCGTTAAGTTCTTCGAGTCAACCAACTTCCCCAACAAGTCAGTACAGACATCATTCGATGCTGGTGGTAACTACGCTGCTGAAGAAGTTGCACAAGGTTACTTCTTCGGTCCTCAGTCTGTTGGCGTCGGTATTGGCGGTCCTAACGCACAAGTACTCATCAACAACAATGATGACTTCTCGCGCTTCATCATTCTTATTTGGCAGCTGTATGCTGGTTTCGAGGTCTTGAACAAAGACTTCATCACAACTGCATTCAGCTACCTCTCCGATGACGGCGTGGTCTGATCATAAATAAGTTAACCTCTATCAAGAAAAATGGCATACTTATCTGCTAAGAAAATCTTCCCAGGTGATATGACTGAGCCCCTTAACGGGTGGTATCAGAACATTGACACCAACGGTGGATCCCAAAACAACGCCTCTGCGGCTGGCCCGACTTCTGTCTTGGCCAACCCCGGCTGGCAGTTCTATCAACTGCGTGGCTACGTGCCTGTCACCAATACTTCTGGTGCTGGCTATGTCACAGTGGGCGACGTTATCATTCCTTCTCCTTACAAGAATGATGATACTCGCGTCAACATCACCGGCATGACCGTGGTTGCTGATACTGATCGTCCTGCTTACGTCTATCGCACTGCTGTTTCCGTAGCCTCTGGCTGGGGTGACGGACGTGTCTCCCTTGATGGCATCCAGACCTCTGGTGCTACTCAGGTAATCGGCTTCGGCCCTGGTACAGCTACTGCTCCTGTGAGTTTCTCAGGTGTAGTTGAAGGCGCTAACATCACTGCTGTTGCTAATGAGCTTCCTGCAGGTACTGGTGGTTTAGGTGCTTGTCCTCTGGACTCTGCCATCGACTACGAAGTTCTTACTACGAACACCAACTTCCGCGTCTATTCCAAGGCTCAGACTAACTCCACTGCCACTAACGGCGGTTGGGCTATCTCTAATGCTGACGCAGCTGCTGGTCGCGCTGGTTACATCCTTTGCGAAGTTTGCTTCGTACGTCAAGATGTTCCTGTCGATTACGACGAGCTTGAGCAGTATCTCCCCTACAAGATCGCTTCTAACTATCCTGGTTATTGATATTTAGGGTAACATGGGGCTAGTTAATAAAATAGCTAGTCCCAATGCTCTTTAAACACAATAAAACCGGCGTAAGGTTAAAGATTGTATCTGAATGGGATGAAGGCGATTGGTTCATGGTCGAAGACCAAGACGGTCGCATCTTCACTGTTTACAAGACAGAAATCGTTGAAGACAAGGAAGCATCTAAGAAGGTTAAAACTCTTCAAGTAAAAGATGCAGCCAAAGGCGATGAGCCTCGTAAATTTCCTACAGATGTTCGGCTTAATGTCAATGGAGCTACGGCTCAAATGATTGCCGATCATATCAAGGGAGTCGGTCTTAAAACTGCAAAAGAGATTAAGGATTTACAGCTTTCTTTGTCAGGCGAAAGGTTCACTAGCCTTGAGCAGTTAAAATCGATTCCTCGCGTAGATTGGGATTCAGTATTTGCAGCTGATCTAATCCGCGTCTAATGGTTAAGCCCCTGTAGGGGCTTTTCTATTATTTGTGCAGATTATAATTAACCAATACTGACGGTGCATTGTGCAGTTATCTGATTTCAATAAAAGCCGCGTCAGATATCATCTGGGGTATTACGTTACTAGTGTTCCAGCAGGTGACTATGCGCGGCTAGAAGAAGCTTTGAACTCTGTTCCTGATTCAGTGTTCAACGATAAGATCATTTATCAGATCAATCGTTGTGACGCTGCAGAGAAGAAGACACAGCTTGCTTCTTATGAGGATGACTTCACACCTCCAAGTACCAGAGTCGAAGGTATTGTGGGAGACGTTGATCGTACGATCCGATCCAGCAATGTCAAGGATGCTTTAAAAGTATGGGACGAAGTTTATCTGTATGAGACTAATCGTCTTGCACAGATTCTTTACGTTCCTAACTATAAAGATCCGTTCCAGGCACGTTATCGCTATGAACGTTCTGGAGCAGAATTTATCATGGCTCTACCAGGCCCAGCTGATACCGCAGTGGGCGCAAACATTTACCTTCGCGTTAACTACAGATAGCCATGAGTGTACTAAATCTTTTAAGAGGCGCATACAGCGTTGCGCGGCCTGCTCTAAGAAGCACAGCTGTAGATACAATTACGAACCCTCAAACGTATATTGGTTTAGCTGATGACGTAACTAATACCCTTGGGAGAATGCTACCTAAAGGATTTCAAGGAGCTGGAATCCAAAGAGCACCTATGAGTGTCTTGGGTCAAGTAGATGATATTGCCAAGATGGCCCCAGGTAGAGCTAGAGAAGTAGCTCGCGACCAGGCAGCAAGAAACTTTCGCATGGCAGGCAGGCTAGACGATGGCGTCCGACCTGTAGGCCAAGGACCATCAGGTGCCTTGAGAGCGCCCACTGTCGGCTCTAAAGCACCCAGGCCAACCCCTGCAACCTCTGCTCCAAGTAGTTCATTACCAGGCTCTGGACCTTTACAACGAGATAATGAAGCAAGTCGTGCCTTGTTGCGTGAAGCAATTAAACAAAGAAGAGCTTTAACTCCGGTACAAAAAGCCGCTGGAGCAAGTGTACTGGCCGGAGGCGGTGCCTTAGCTGCATCTGAAATAGGGGCAGGCCAAGGTCTTACAGATCAAATCGAAGGAGCTTTAAATAATGTAGGACCAGCACTTGATAATTTTGTTGGTGGATTGAACTTACCTTTCCAACAGTGGGGTCGTAATCAAGAGAAAAGAGGCTTCGGATCTCTTCTTGATATGGCAACTGGCATAACAGGCGTTACAGGAATGCTTGGTCTTAATGATTTAATTCCTAACAGTAAACCTCTTACTCCTGCACAGATAGACGATATCAGAAAGAAAAATCCAGGCATTAATCTTCCTAACCAGCAAACTCCTTCACCAAGCAGGCCAGACGGAACTTACGGATCCATTCCACCTTCCGTCAATGATGATCTTCCCGGACAAAAATACGATCCAAGTGTGACACTACCTGGTGCACCCACTATTAACAATCCTCCTTACGTACCACCTACAACACTGACACCTGATCCCGTACCTCCTGCACCAACGCCTGACATTGGCCAAGCAATGGACCCTTACGCCTATCAATTGAATGTATATGGGCAAGGACGCCAAGATGCTGCTACCCAGTCCTCACAAGCTGCTGTGCGTGATCTCGGGCTTTCTATCCACAGGCAAATGTATCCCGACCTTTATAAAAATGACGGTCCTAAGACACCTTTGCAGGAGCCCAGCACAATGAATAATCTGGATGCAGTTTCTGAACTAGATGCTTCCACGCGAGCAGTAGAAGAATTAATTGATCCTACAATTCTTGCTCAACTGAATGCAATGAACTTAAGGAGGTCAGGGTATTAATGGATTATCAAATTACAGATAAAGATAAAGCAGCCATTGTCAGAACGGCACAACAATTAGGTGTTACTCCTAATGAGCTAGGTGCCGTTCTTCAACGCGAGTCAGGCATGAACCCTAATATCTGGGGTGGTGCAGGCGGCAACTACTATGGTGCTATTCAATTTGGTGGTCCAGAACGTAGAGAAGCTGGCTTAGATCCTAATAAAATCGGCAACTACAGCCTGGCAGAGCAAATGCCACATGTTAAAAAATGGCTTGGTGGTCGAGGTTATGAGCCAGGAATGGGCGTAGATCGTTTGTATAACACAATTCTTGGCGGTAATCCAAATGCCAACATGAATAGACAAGATTCATTTGGTAGTTCAGTAAACAACTCTTTGCAAAGATTTCAACCCGGTGGTGTTGACTACACTGCAGCACAAAAAAAACTAGGAGATCTAACTAACTACGGTGTAGGGCAAGGCGGTCCAGGTCTCCCCCAATACTCCTACCAATTCGACGAAGACGGAAACGTTGTCGGCATGGATGCCAATCAATCCGGTAGCTCTACTGCTACCAATGGCAATACTTACAACACTACTATTAATCTCACGCAAGGCAAAGAAAAAGAAAACTTCATGGATGCGATTAAAAAGCAGCTCATGGGCCAGGCGATTTTGGATCAGAATAAAAAAAGTTCAGGCTCGTACGATCCGATGAGTATCGTCCAGCAGTACACAGGCATGAATTTAAAGCAATTTATGCCAGGAGGAACGACCAAAGAAGAGACACCTGGATATTTAGATCCAGCAACCTATCTAAACTTAATCAATAAGTAGTAAAATAAACTGATACTAGAAGTGGAAACATGACCGCTACGAATACTAACAAGCAGCCAGTATTTGTTGATCGGCCGCTAATTGCTCGGACTCGCTTAACAAATCAGGTTGTTGGTAGTAGCGCAACGGTCGAAGTCCAGGGTGGTCAAAGCCCTGCTCTACTCGTTGATATGGATGCAAACCTAAGCTCCGACAACAACAGTGGTGGCATCATCGATTCTGTGATGGCTGTTCGTGATGACATGAACATCGCCATTGATCCTGACTATGTTATTAATACAAGCACATCAGGAGCATACATTGGCTTGGTTAGTGGCCAGACTGTTTTTGTTACTGATTCTGGCTTGTTGGCTAATGAGCCTTCTAACGGTGCTGGGTATTACACCTATACAGGATCACTTGCTAGTGGAAACATCAACACAGAGATCCTTTACTCAGGAGGAGTTGTCAATGGTTTTTCATATAGCTCCCCTGAAGCTGGCACTCTTCCTGCCGTTACCTTAGCTCTGTATCACACTCGTGGAACTACAGTCCCCATCCCAGCAGATGGCGATTACCACATGATTAGTTATAAGACTTTAACTGTAGGTGATACTGCAATGGACTTTACAGATGTCTTACCTGAACTCAGCGTACCGGTTCCTAATACCGGTAATATCACCGGTCTGGGCGAAGCTACTCCTTTGCGTAATAGGGCTATCAATCTTCAACGCGGTGATCGTCTATACGTTGGTGTTGTACAGCGCGGTGCACAATCTTCTTCAGCTGGTTATGTAAACGGAATTAGAATTACAGCGCAAGGCGGTTTCTATTGATATGACAAGGAAAAGACCCGGAGGAAACTTTGGAAACTTCGGATCTGATTCTTTTGCAAGAAAAGTAGATAAAAAAACTCAAAACTATAAAGTAAAACCAATCACCGCAGAGTTTGGAGGTAGTGTCCCAGACTCTCTTTATAGCAGCAACAGAGAAGCAGCCTGGACACGATGGCGCAAAGGATGGGAGCTTGCCGTTGGTGATGGTGCACGGAAGTCTTTTCTGTATCCTTTCGACTATGAGATCCCTTTTCCTTCAGGGATCATTACACCCATTGGCGCAAGACAACCTGTTATCTCCGGTATCTTACAGGGTTTTCCAACTCAGAACAAAGAACTGGGTATGCATTGGGCGGGTGTTGTAGAAGCAGGTAATTTACGTTTTGATAGCTTAACGTCAGAAGATGGCACTCGTTTAGCAGTTTCTGGAGAAGCTGATCCAAGAGTTTTATTTCTCAGTAGCGGCCAAGACAATACAAATTATTGGTACATCCAACTCAGTGGTACTTTTAGTTCAGGAACAATTTCAGGAGTAAGTGGACCCTTACCTCCACCTTTATATGTCAACTTTGGTCCTGGCGGAAGTTTAAAGGCAATCAATGGAGACGTATTAGAAGATACGATTCTTACAGTATCTGGAGAAGCTATTGACGCTGAGACTCGTGATCCATTAACCAATAAACTATATGGTTTTGTGCAAGCTGTTCTTATTGATGTTGATCAGAATCAAGGCATTCTTAAAGTTGCAAAGACTGGTTCAGTAGAAACCACAATTGATTCTGGTGTCAGAAGGACACCTTCTCGTATTCCATTTCATCCAGGACGTTATCTACAAACAGGCAGGCGTTACTGCTGCTCTTGTCAGGACTACATGCGTCGTGATTATGCTTACTTGTCTACTCTTGGACTGAGGAAAAAACCACTGTTCCCGGTCACCAAGTGTGCAACCACTAAGCCTGGTCGCTACGAAATGATGACAATGAATGGGCAGATGATGAATGCAGCCCAAACAAAAGTCAATGCACAGATTCAACAAAACCGTTTGATGACCATTGTTTACCCCAGCGGTAATCCAAATGACTACTCATTACCAGGGATAGGTACATTTGAATCAGGTAAAAACATAGAAGATCCCAAGAATTTATACCGGGATCTGCCGGGTGTATTCTCTGATTTTGGTAAGGCTTATACCAGAGGAGTCGGACCAAACCCTGACCAGGTGGCAGAAGGTATGCCTAATTACAACGACTACAGGGCACCCGGTGGAGAGATTACTTTTATTAGTGACAACTGGACATATACGCTTGACTCTTATAGATGGTGCAAACATATTTATGCGATGAAGTTTGCAGCTGGAGAAGCACCACCAGAACCATCAGACTTCCCTGTAGAAGTGGGACTAATGAGTGAATGGGAAACAAAATTAGTTCTTAGAACCCAAGCAGAACAGGTACGTGCATTTAATAAACTAGATTATTACGGAATGGGCTACATGGATGTACCCCCATTTAACATTCAGGCACCAATGATGATGCCAATGATGCAAAGACTATTTAATGTACCTAGTACTTTTATCAGAATAGGTAATTTTTTAATGAAGGATAAAGACGGTAACTACTACAGTGTTGCATCAGGACAGATGCCAGCAGCAGGTGGACAACCAAGTGGCTTTACTATCAACGATTGGAACTTTAAGACGAACGCTTACAACCTTGGACCAGGCATAAATTACTAGGATTTGACTTAGCATAACTTAATCCTTTATAATGTTTTTATCAAGGAACAATAAGTTCTCTTGATATTTAAATCAAGTTACTCATCGAGCTGGTTAGCCAGTGTCTATAGTGCCGTTACTCCTTCCACCCTCTTACCATGATCCATCAACATCTTCCGAATGATGCCCGGATAGTTGACGAAGTTTTTAATGTGGTTGCAAAACCAGGCTTATCGAAAGTAGGTTGGCTTCTTGCCATGGTTGCTGTCTACGGTAAATCTCCTGCTGAATTAGAAGGGTTTACCTGGAATGAAGATAACTCTATAAATATCAAATCAAAAAAAAGATCTATTTCCCCACTGCATCCTCAGTGGGTTTTTATTTTTCAACTAAAAGAAAAGCAGCCTCCCAAAAGGAAGAACTGCTGGAATCCCCTCGTCGTCAGCTTAACTGATGCAATGGACCAAGGAAAGATCAACCTTTCGATTGATGGTCTTATCCTTGCCCATAAGATTCGTAAAATTTATTACACTCCTATTAAACGACAGAAGCAGTTTCCTGCTCTTGTTTCTGCTTGAGAAGCTTTGCTACCAAAGGAATATTCCAGTAATAGGTGTCCCGGCATCTAGTCATAGGGCCTGCACCAAAGTGCTTGCCTAGCTTGTAGTCACCGCTATCCCGCATACGATAAAGCGTACGAGAATCTACACCAAGCATCTTCACTGCACGGTGCCTGGGCTGCCAACTACTAACCATTAGTTTTAATCATGTACCCACTCAAGATAATCCCAGATGTAAAAAAATCAAGCTGTGTGTAGCGGATGTTAACAGAATCTTCAACAGGTTGAAATTTTATGATATTGACCTGACATATGATGGATTAACGGCTAGAACAACATGTTCAAAACGGAGAACGAACCGCTCGCACTCCTACTTGAACTCCGACCGAAACAAGCGAAAAAACGCTTCAGAGAAGAAATATACAAAGCCTGGAACTACAAGTGTGGCTATTGCGGAAACGAAGCAACCAGCCTAGATCACATAGTCCCAAAGTTTAAATCAGGTTCGTCCAACCGAAGCAATTTGATTCCTTGTTGCCGCACCTGCAACACAAATAAAGCTTCCAGTCCAATGGAAGAATGGTACAGAAAACAAGAATTTTTTTCCCAAAGCAAGCTAGATGCTGTTCATGAGTGGACAAAAGGAGATAAAATAGTATTTACTTCTGAATTAAGCCAGCTAAGGCTAGGCGTTGCATAGATGGCTTCTTATTCAAACGGCGGATGGCAAGGAACTAATTTATCTTTTACCGGAAGAAGTTCAAGTAATAATCCGTACAAACCAGGTGAGTTTAAAGATGCGATACCTTTAAGGGCAGCAGACCGTAAAACAGATGCATTTGCTGGCCGTGCAGAAGAAACAGCAACAACAATTTATGTAAAAATTAAAAACGGGAAAACAGTAGATCTTAAAAATGATGGTAAAGATTATCAAGGCGGTGAATGGAAAGCTTTTACTATTAGACAACCAAATGAATACAATGGTTACGGGTTGAACCAGTTTGCACAGGATAGAAACTTTGAATGGAAGGAGAAGTATTTAAATGAGGCACGTGGTATTGGCGACCGAATAAAAAATGAACGAGATAGTAATATTGCCGCAAATGAGGCTGCTAGAACACAAAATGAAGAAAACAGAATTTTAAACGAACAGGACCATGCTTACAACCGTGATGAAGTTCCTGTCTTACGTCAGGCAAAGGCAGATGAATTCAACGAAGCAGGCGATAAAGAAGAGTTTAGGGTTGAGAGTATAAATAAATGGAGTGATGCTGCTATCAGGTGGGCAGAGGCTAGCCCCACAGGGAATTACGTTGGCAACCGTAGTCAAATCGATTCTACTGCCCCTGGAGGACAATCAGAATACTTAACCTCTTTGGTAAATAACGGAGTAATTGACAACAGTACAAAGAATAGTTTATTAAAGACGTTAAAACTTTCATACAAAGGATACTACGGTTCGACAAGAGTAACGCCATGGGATTACGAAGCACAAGGTATAAATCCACCAGTAGGTGGATTTGAGAGTGATTATTACTTAAAAGAAAACCAAGGAGGTCAGAACCTACAAGGTACATGGAATAATGCAGTACGACAAGATGATCTCGACATTACTGTACGTTATGGCAACGCAGGTACTTTTGCATGGAATGCTTATAGCACAACAGGAAAAGCAGCAGGCTATCGAGGTAACAGAGAAAAACCAACAGCACAAACAGATGCCTATAGAGAAGACTTCCAGAAAAACTTTTCAGATGCTGATAGGCAATTAATCCGTGATAATCAGCTAGGACTTACTGGCGAAAGAATATCAAACGGTCAACCTATTCGTACAGTTAACTGGGAAGACGGTGTTGGAGGTGATCTTGAAACAATTGTTGGTGGAAGCATTGCACAAAAAGAGTTAACAGAACAAGATAAATTCAAAGGCATTGGCCTTGACATGCAAACTGAAGCAATTAATGAATTAAATAAAGCCAGAGCAAGAGAAAGAGAATTAGATATCTACAAAGGCCTGCCAGGGTTTAGTGAAATATTTAATATGAACGCTACACTTACGAATTCCATCCTTGGTGACTCAGGTGTAGGGGGAATACTAGGGACAATGGGAGTCAACACGTCTCAACTAGAAGACAATTTTGAAGATACAATTGGTCAATACACAGGAGTAAACTTTAACAGTTCAGAGTATAACTGGCAAAAATGGTTTAATGATACTTTAATTAAAGATATAGAAGGCAAGAGTGAGGTCTTAGGTTTCGGCGTTGATTATGATAAGAACACAGGCGAAGTAACAATCGGAGATGAACGTACAACTGTATATCAACTAGAAGAAGATTTTAAAAAGAACTTTATTGATAACTATGTAACACCACGCTTTGATCAATCCAAATCAATGGATGAATTCATTAGTTATATTGACACTATTGACAAGGAAACAGATCAGAATATCTTTCAAACACAAACAGCAGTAAATGCATTGCGTGATATTGCAGCCTTACGTGCTGAAAACTTTTACGCAGATCTAGAAGGAAAAGTAGGTGACAGTTACCAGAAGTCTTTTGATCCGGCATTTTATTTCAATCCCGGTGACTCTGCTGAGTATGGAACTGTAAATGATGCAAAGAAATTAGATTATGCAAACCAAAAAGAAAAAGTTG